GATGATATGTCTGTTGATAGAAAGGCATTAACATATTATTGATTTTATGGATATAATAACAAATTATGGTAACTGAAAGAAAACTAGGAACTGAAGATAACCCTGATGTTATAGACCAAAGCAAGTCTGTTAATGTGCCTACAGAAGAATTTAATGTTGATGCACCTGAGCAAACTTTTGACGAAGCTATGGTTGATTCTATGCAAATTAGTATTGGCGAAAACGAAATTGTTTTTGATGAGCCAATGGAAGAAATGCAAGAAGAAATACCTTTTGATGCAAATTTAGCAGAATATTTAGATGAATCTATACTGGGTTCAATGTCCTCAAGACTAATTTCTTCAGTAGAAAACGACAAAGAATCAAGAAAAGAGTGGGAAAAAACATACACAGACGGTCTTAAATACCTAGGTATGAGGTTTGACGAGCAAAGAAGTCAGCCGTTTGAAGGCTCTAGTGGTGTCATACATCCAATATTATCTGAGGCTGTTACACAATTCCAAGCACAGGCATACAAAGAACTCTTACCTGCTCAAGGTCCAATAAAGACACAAGTTGTTGGACGAAGAGACATGAACACAGAAATGCAAGCCGAAAGAGTATGTGAGTTTATGAATTATTACATTATGAACGAAATGCCTGAGTACGACCCTGACTTAGACCAGTTATTATTCTATCTACCTTTATCAGGTAGTGCATTTAAAAAAGTTTATTACGATGCAGCCAAAAACAGACCTGTATCAAAATTTATACCTGCAGAAGATTTGTTAGTGCCATATAACGCTACAGATTTACTATCTGCAGAAAGAGTTACACACGTGGTTTCTATGAGCAACAATGAAGTAAGAAAGCTTCAGCTATCAGGATTCTATGCCGACATTGATTTAAACGATAATGAAAGCATGTCACGTGACTCTATAGATAAAGAGATTGATGCAATACAAGGTGTTGAGCCTGACTACGGTGAAGACGAGCAAAGAAAGCTATACGAAATACATACAGTAGCTGAAATAGAAGGTTTTGAGGATGTAGATGATATGGGTGAAGCAACTGGCTTAAAAATACCTTATATCATTACTATTGATGATTCATCGCAACAAATACTATCTATTAGAAGAAACTACGAGCCTGAGGACGTTTACCGAAATAAAATAAATTACTTTGTACAATACAAGTTCTTACCCGGTCTTGGTTTCTATGGATTAGGTTTGTCACACATGATTGGTGGTTTGTCTAAAGCATCCACATCAATACTTAGACAATTAATTGATGCAGGCACACTAAGTAATTTGCCTGCAGGTTTTAAAGCTAGAGGCATAAGAATTAGAGATGAGGCTTCACCACTACAACCCGGTGAATTTAGAGACGTAGATGCACCGGGTGGTGCATTGAGAGATTCTCTTATGCCATTACCATACAAAGAGCCAAGCAATGTTTTATTTAGTTTACTTGGATTACTAGTAGATTCAGGCAAAAGATTTGCAGCTATAGCTGACATGAATATAGGTGATAGTAATGCTGCTATGCCAGTAGGCACCACAGTGGCTTTATTAGAGAAAGGCACAAAGGTTATGAGTGCAATACATAAAAGATTGCACTACGCACAAAAAAACGAATTTAAAATCTTAGCAAGAGTATTTCAAGAGTTCTTACCACCTGTATATCCATACGAAACAGGCAGTGGACCAAGAGAGGTAAAGATACAAGATTTTGATAACAGAGTAGATGTCATACCAGTATCTGACCCAAACATATTTTCTATGAGCCAAAGAGTAATAATGGCTCAAGAGTTACTGACTATGGTACAGTCAAACCCTGAATTACATGGACCACAAGGAATATACGAGGCTTATCGTAGAATGTATGCAGCTCTTGGTGTAGATAATATAGAAACATTATTAATGCCACCTGCTGACAATACGCCAAAACCTGTTGATGCAGGTATAGAAAACAGTGGTTTATTACAAGGCATACCACAACAAGCTTTTCCTGAACAAAACCATGAAGCACACGTAGAGGCACACAAAACTTTATTTTTAACACAGGCTGTAATTATGAACCCACAATTACAATCAGTGATTATTGCTCATGTCATGCAACATTTGCAGTTTATGGCTAATCAAATGGCTGAACAACAAATACCACCTGAGGTGCAACAACAAATACAAGAGTCTTTACAACAGGCACAACAGATGGACCCACAGGCACAAGCAGGATTGCAACAACAAATACAAGGCATAATTGAAAGCTTTAGCTCGCCTATATTGGCACAATTATCAAATGAATTTTTATCTTCAGTACAACCACCACAGCAAGAAGACCCACTTGTGGCTATAAGGCAACAAGAACTAGGATTGCGTGATAAGGAAATTGATATGAAGAACCAACAGTTTATGGCTAAAAAACAACAAGATGCCATGGAAAAAGGAACTGAGCTACAACTACAGCAACAAAAAGCTGACCAACAAGCCATGATTGGTAATGAGAAAAATGAAATTGCCAAGAAAAGATTGGAACAACAAGCTGAGTTAAAATTAATAGACTTACAAGCGAGGATGAACAAATGACAAGTTCAATAAATGCAAAAATAGTAGAACAAATAAAAGCAAAAAAAGCTGAAGCGAAAATTTCAGAAGAAGCAATAACAGAAGAAGTACAGCCTGCAACTGCAGAAGCTACAGAGTCAAAAAGAGCAAGAGATGACAAGGGTCATTACATAGCTGACGACCCTGATACTCCTGATGTTAATGAGGCATGGGAAGGTGGTAAGGCACCAAAGAAAAAAGCCAAAAAAACAACAGCAAAAAAGAAAACTGTTGCAAAGAAAAAAACAGTAGCAAAGAAAAAAGCTACAAAAAAAACTTAAAAAGGAGTAAAAAATGAAAGCAAAAACTTCCATAACAATAAAAGGTCAGGGAAGTATTGCCTTGTCACAACCAAAAAAAGTGAAAGTAGATGAAGCTCACAAACCCGGTTATGGCAAAGGAAAAAGCAGAGGTAAAGGAGCTGCTTTACGTGGCAATAATTTTAATGGCGTATTCTAATATATGGATATGTATGATTTTATTCATGCAATCCGTAGGGATTTGAGTGAAAGAGAGGAGCAAATCAAAGATATCTTAATGTCAGGTGGCATTAAAGATATGGAAAAATATCAATTTTTAATGGGCGAAATATCTTCATTATCGTATATTCATGATAAGATAAAAGAACACTTACATAAACAAGGAGATGTAGATGACGAGTGAAGCGAAGAAAACCATTGAAGAGACGGTAGAAGAAGATACTATAAATTTAGACAAGGCTTTTGTTGAAGAAGATGACAGGGTACTAGACCCTAGTCTTTTAGATAAAAGTGTTCTTGAAAGGATGCCTCAACCAACAGGTTGGCGTATGTTGGTACTGCCTTACAAAGGTAAAGGAGTATCAGAAGGTGGAATCCAGTTAGTAAAGGAAACCATTGACAGAGAAACCCTAGCAACTGTTGTTGCCTATGTTGTAGCCATGGGTCCTGATTGTTATACAGATAAAAAGAGATTTTCGTCTGTATGGTGCAATAAGGGCGATTGGATATTAATAGGAAGATATGCAGGTTCTAGGTTTAGGTTGGCTGATGAAAGCGAAGTCAGAATCATCAATGATGACGAAGTGATAGCCACTATTTTAAACCCTGATGACATTGTTTCAGTATAAGGAGAATTATATGGAAGAAGTAAACAACGAAAATCAGGTTCAAGCAGAAGAGGAGCTAGTTGTAGATGTTGTAGAAACACCTACTGATGAAGCAGAACCTGAAGCAGTCGAAGCCAACTCAGGTGGCGACGAAGAACTTGATAAATACACAAGAGGTGTATCAAAACGTATTAACAAACTTAACGATAAAATTAGAGAAGCTGAAATTCGTGCTAATGAAGCTGAGTCTAAATATCAAAAATTATCAAATGAGTATGTTTCAGTAAAAAGCAGAGCCAATGTATTGGATAAAAATTATACTGAAGAGTATGAAAACAGAGTGAAGTCGCAAAGACAGCAAGCTGAAGACCTTTACAGAAAAGCAAGAGAAACCAACGACCCTGATTTAGAAGTCAAAAGCGTAGAGTTGCTGAACAAAGTCTCATTAGAAGAAGAAAGAGTCAGATTGGCTAAGGTACAACTGCAGACACAGGAAGAACAGAATTTTACAAATGTTCAAGAAAATGTACAAAACGTGCAACAACCAGTGTATGATAAACCTAAGCCTGATTCTAAAGCAGTTGAATGGCAAGAAAAAAATGACTGGTTCCAAAAGGATAGAGTCAAAACATACACTGCAATGGGTATACATGAAGACTTGATAAACGAAGGTTTTGACGGTAGTGACAGTGAATACTACCAAGAATTAGACAAAAGATTACTGAAGGTTTACCCTGATTTAAGGAATGAACCTGAAGGCGTATCAAAAGATACCAACTCTACTGTGCAAAGAGTTGCTTCTGCTTCCTCAGGAAGTCGCCAAGGAACACAAGGGAAGAAAAGCGGTATTAAGATTAATTCTAACCATGCTTCCGTTAAGAGTAATTTAAAACCTTACGGTATGTCACAACAAGAG